CCGCATCGCTCCACCGCACAACAAGCTGATCCTGCACTCCCGTACTTTGGACGGAGCGCCAAGAAACCAAGATCTGCTGCGGTTGAGATATGAAGATGCCGCCATTGAAGAATGGCGCTTGATAAACAACCTGCGCGTTGAAGAATCCTGATTCCGGCGACCAAGAATAAATTGGTCCGTCTTCCGGGCAGGCGAGAAGAATCTCGCCCCAGTTATCCTGCGACCAGTCAATTGCTGTTATTGGCGTCCCGCCCGTTGCCGATGAACCAGAACCAAGGCCAAAGCCTCCGCTGCCGAACCCCCCTGCTCCGAATCCAGACCCGGCAGGTTGCGGACCGAGGGTGATATAATAGACCATCTCCGCTTTGCTGGAGTTCATTGTTGTCGTAGTTGATACAGTCGATTGCTGCGTTAGGGTGATTGTAAATTGGGTTGAGTTTATAATACTGGCAACGAGATACTTGCCTTGGATGGTCGTGTTGCTGCTGATGACTGTCGGGGCGATGAATTGCTGAAACAGGCCCGGTATTGATGGAAAATTATTATTTGGCAGCGTAACGGTAACGGCAGCAGACCCGTTCACGGTCTGGAATGTCGGCAAGATCCCGCTGCTGACAATTGTCGTACTGGCAACAACACTGGATGTGATGTTGTATGATCCGGTGCTCAGCACCGCCACAATCGGATAAGCTCCATTGAGCAGGATGTTCCCAACGGCGACCGGGGTATTAAAATAAACGGTATTAAACAGCGAAGGCCCGCTATTTGGATCAACCACATGAACTACATTAGACCCGGAAGAAATTGAAAAATTTGGAGGAACATCACTGACCGTTTTTTGCGGCGTAATGTTTATGCTGCCATTTGATTTAATGACTGAAAGACTCGCTGTGCCAGCGGCGCTTAGATACTTGATGGCGTTGGCATCCTGCCACGCATGCAGATCCCTGATGGTTGATGGGGCGGTGAATGTCGTAAACTGCTGCCAGCCGCCATAAGATTGAACGAGGCCGCTTTTATAGCGAATGAGCTGCGACTGAGAAATGCCAGCCTCATTCAGGGTCATCGTCTTCTGCGTATCGACGCCCGGCTTCAGTGTTACCGAAGTCATTGGCATGGATCAGGACCGCTTTGAAGTCTGAACCGGCGATGGTTCGTTAGATGTCCAGCCGTCAGCCTCGTACTTGGCCCTCGCCTGTTCCATGTTGGCTGACTGGAACAGCTTCTGGTATTGCGCTTCCCATGCAGCACCCATTTGCGGGTTGTCGCCCTGCGCGGCAAAGTCTCGCTGATAGCCAGAACCAAAGACCATAGACGCGGCGATGAAAAGATCTGGAACATATTGGGTAATGAACGTGCTTGAGTTTGCCGATGTCAGCGGTGTCGGTCTTTGGATCCCGACCACCTCGACCAGATAAGGAGCATCCGGCGACGGGCCAAAGATAGCCTGTGTGTTGGAGGCCATCGCCCAGAACTCAGGGACGCCCGTAGCGGTCTGCCCGGATGGATAGGTTATGTCGATAACCTCACGGGAAACCGGCGTGAGCTGGACCCGCGTTCCATTCGATGAAAGGGCGGTCGATGGTGTGATGATGTTGATGTTATCTACGGTGATGAATGTCCCGATGGATGTAGGAACCGTAAACATGCGGTTGCCGCTTGAGACGGCAGCACTTGCATCCGTGACCTGCGTGTAGAGGAAGTTGACCTCGCGATAGATTCGTTGTTCCGCATAATCAATCATGCCGGGAAGCATGATCTGGAATTCCGGCGTGGTTGATCCAATGACCAGAAGATTGGAGATCTGCGAGACATATGAGGTGTAATTTAACGGCATTATCCTTCCCTCCCATAAGATCCGTGAAATCCACTGAGGGCTTTTCGCCTAGCGAGAAAGGCTAATTTTGGGCTATCAAATAGCCCGATGTGATGATACTTGCCGTTTACTTTTATTCTTGCTCTCCATCTATTCTTGGCATGAAGATGAACACCTTTATAGCCAGAGGTATTATCTTTACGCTTTTTGCTATTGAATCTGTTCTGGCTAATGGTTGCCAGCCTTAAATTACACCAGCGATTGTCTGCCCTCTCGCAATTGATGTGATCAATTTGTAATTGAGGCCATTCCCCAGTTACATAAAACCAAGCTAGACGGTGTGCGAGATATCTTTTATTCTTTAATCCTATAAAGACATACCCCAACGTCTTATGGTGACATCCCATTCTTGTTCCAACAGAAACACCAACGCGGTCAACCCGAGAAAAGAATTCTCCCGTTTCCTGATTGTAGACGACCAGTTTTTTTAATTCTTCTAAACTAAGAGGCATTGGAGCTTCCATCCGATACGTTAAAGGAAACCTGAGCTACCGCGATGGCACTTCCGCCATTTCCCCAGAAGGCTGCCCGATGAAACTGAGATCGTTGGCCGCCAGTGGTTGGGCCGGAGATTACCTCACCAATTGTACCGGCTGGATTTCCTGAAGCGATTGTTGTCCAGCTACCAAAGGTATTGTTCCCAATCTGGGAGCATTGGATGACGTAGGCGGTTGAACCAAACGTCGCATTGTTTGGAGCCGTCAATGTAAAGCTGGTGACTGTATGGGTCAGGACCGGAGGATCCAGATTTGAAGCGGTTATCCCTGTATCCGCAGACCAATTGACGCCAACCCAGTTCTGGAAGCTGGAGAGCGACGTTGCGATCATCGCACATTGGAAGTCAGGCTTGTTCTTGGCTGTATTGAATGCCGAGGTAATGCCACCGGCATCCGTCATGGTGCCAAGCTGAGATCCGGCCTGTTGTCGAGATGTATTTGGACTTGCGCCGATGCCAGAGAGAGGATTGCTGTCAGGCACATAGTATTCCGGGCGCGGGTTCATCACCGGAATCGGATCAGCCGGGATCAGGATGGTGCGTTGCCCGCTCTGCTGCGGCGTATCATAGCAACTGTCACAGACCAGAAAGCGCAGGTTCTGTAGCCGGGGGCCGCGCCAGTCATAGGCCCAATTGAGTTGCTTATGAAGATATCTGGCCCCGCAACGATCACATACGGCATGTGCTGATGGGTTTGTGGCGTCAACGGCGGCATGACCATATCTCATTGATCTGCCCCCGCCGCGTTTGGTTGAATTACATATTCAAACCTTAATCCATTTACGGTCTTCCGATAATTTTTACCAAGACACAATTCAATTAATGCGCTTCTCGATACCATGTAATGTCGAGCAGCCGCTGATGCGCTTTCAAACTCCATGTTGTCATCTAAGCATTTAACCTTTCTAGCTACTGAGATTGGTCCAAGACTGCCATTCTTTAACCAAATCTTTCTATGCTTTGGCGATTTGTTTATATCACTTAACAGTTTTTTGGTTTCTTCATTATGGGTTTTTCCTAAGCAATATTTATTACCACGGTGAAAATCACCAATCTTTTTTCTTTCTTCCTTCGATCTTGGCCACGGTCGTCCATCCCCACCTTTTGTAGAGTTATACTCAGGATGTAGCTCTGCAATGAATTTTATTTCTGCCTTGATGGCATCATAGCAACAATCATATGTTGCTAGAATCGAAAACTCAAAACAGTCTCTACTGTATTTACGCAATGCTCTATAAAAGGAGCCATTGTTAACAAAGTTCCGAGCGTGACAAAAATGTTCATTAATTCTTTTGCGTAATGTTCTGGTCGTTACGCCAATGTACCGTTTGTTATTAATGAGATTAATAACAATATAGACAATTGCCGGTTTATTTGATTGTTTATTTTTCATGTCTGGTAGTACCCACCAATGCCCGGCATGATGTAGAGGTCTACGTTTTCCACATCTTGGGTTGTTGCAATCGTTAGCGCCCGTTGATAGCGGCTGAACATCTTGTCTTCCATCTGCGGCGCATAATGCTCCGACAGCTTCCAAGCCAAGCCAGCGCAGTAGGCATCGTAGAAGCGATAGGGGACTTCGATATTATTGCCGTTGGCAATATCGGCATCTTGCGTCTGCCGCACGGAATAGAACTTGGCTGTGTAAGGACCATTGCCATCAGGC